TAGCAATGGAATAATGGCAATCTGCATCACAACTATCTGCTGAAGAATTTGTTAGAAGTTTTCGTGGTGCAGAAGTTCCAGTTAATCCTAGGAGTATAATCTGATGTCATATATTCCACAAAAAAATTGTGTGCCTGCTACAAAATCTGGAGCTTGTACACAAACATTTAAATTTGATTATAAGGGCGAAGATTATCGTGTAACTTATGATGCAAATGTAAATGGAACACGATTTTTAGGTATTCCAGAAATAAAATATCAGAAAGGCATTGGATTTCCTATACTCCTATCTCCAAAGCAACAAGGGAAACCAGATGGAGAATATGAGCGACTTACTAAAACTCCAGAATTTCTATCTGCTTGGGCTAATGAAATAAGTGCGTTCAAAGGTCAAATACAAAAGGATGGAAGAACTGCACAGGCAGAAAAAGCTTTACAAACTCAGGCACAGAAAGATACTTGGAGTAGATCAAATGCAGGAACTGGATATAATCGACCAAACTCCAATCCAGGAAATCCCCCAGTAAATAGTATTACTCCCAAACCTAGTGGTCCAATTGAACTACCTGAAGTTATAGAAAAATTACAAGATACTGCAGATGCTACAATCCAATCACTATTTGATTTAAGTGACCCAAAAGATGCTAATCAAATTATTTCATATCCAACAGATGCATATTATGAAAACTCTCAAGATTGTGTTTATATAGAACAATTCGAATACAGAGCACCGCAAGCTGGTTCATTTACACAAAACGGACAACTAAATCCACCAGGACTTTTACAAAGTATTCGAACTGGTTTACAACGAGGATCAAATCTCAAAAGAGTTATTGGAGCAGTAAGACTACCAATACCAAATCAACTTGCAATATCTAATGGGGTTTCTTGGGCAGATGATAGAGCAAATGCTTTAGAAGCTGGTGCATTTTTTACGGCATTAGGTGCTGCTCAAAACCTAACTGGTGGAAATATTCCAGATTTACTAAAAAATATGGCAGCTGGTACTATAGATCTTGCTAATTTTATTGGTGGTGGTAGTCTTTCAAATAACACTACAGCAGGTCTTTTACTTTCTTCATTTATTTCCCAATACGCATTGGGAAAAATTGGCATCAATGTAGATCCTGGTCAATTTATTGCTAGAGCAACTGGAACAACAATAAATCCAAACCTTGAACTATTATTCAATGGTCCAAAACTCAGAAACTTTAGTTTTGCATTTGAGTTTGCACCCAATGATGATAGAGACGCTATAGCATCAAGAAGAATTATGAGATTTTTTAGACAAGGAATGGCACCAAAGAAAAATAGAGATGATTTGATCTTTATTGGGTCGCCAAATGTGTTTAGAATAACATATAAGAATGGCGATAGAAGAATAAAGGGACTAAATGCATTCAAAATATGTGCCCTAACAGCATGTGAAGTGAATTTCACCCCAGAGGGCGTTTATCAATCTTATGATGATGAACGAGCAGTATCACAGCCAGTCAGAACAACCATGACATTATCATTTACCGAATTGACACCAATCTTTGAAAGTGATTATATCAATGAAAGAGATCCTAACAAAATAGATCCTAGTGTTCTAGATGCTTTAGGTGGAATTGCTGGTGACGAATTTTCCCGAGACGATATAGGTTTCTAAAATGGCATACTTTTCTTACTTCCCAGATTTACTATTACCATCATTCTCGGACAATCGCAATTCGAGCTATGATGTCGTTCGTGTAAAAAATCTATTCAAACGAGGAAAAATCAGAGATGATTTTTTTCAAAATGCAGTAGTATTTGACAAATATGCTATAGTAGGTGATGATCGTCCAGACAGTGTTGCAGATAAAATCTACGGAAATCCAAATCTTGACTGGATTATTCTACTTTCGAATAATATAATTAACGTAAGAGAAGAATGGCCAATATCACAAGCAGATTTTAATAATTATCTGCTTGACAAGTATGGATCTGAGTTATTACAAGAAATTCACCACTACGAAACCAAAGAAGTTCGTGATAGTGAGGGAAATTTACTTCTACAAGAAGGACTAGTGGTTGATGCGAATTTCCAATTCAAATATTCCAACTTTGGCACTCAAATTACGCTATCTGGAGCAAATATCGTCACTTCAGTAAGTAACTTTGAATTTGAAAATAAGAAAAATGAAGATAAGCGAACAATTTACGTTTTAAGACAAAATTATATTCAAACAGTAATTGATGATATGCGTGAAATTATGACTTATACCGATAGTTCCCAATATATTGATAGACGCACTAAAAAGGGAGCTAACTTGAGGATTTTATCCCCACGCTAACTCCCAAAAAACCTATTTTGCAATTTTTACCCAGAATTTTTTCCTCGACTTTTTTGGAATTAAAAGTCGATTTTGAAATCACTCTTCAGCAAGTCGCTGGAAGTATGAAAGGGTATCATCTTCGTCATCATCTGCTGCAGGAGCAGGAGATGACTTAACAACACGCTCTTCTTCCTTCATTTGCTGACGAGACTTCATCACAACTTCCTCTTCTTCATCAAACGTATCAGGATCAATACGACGAGTAGAAGCGTTAGGATTTAGAACAGCATTCATACGCTTCTCAAGTTCTTCGTAAGACTTGAACTGATCAGGACGAGTAAACTCTTCAAGAGAATACTGTTTCTTCCAGATTGCTTCCATAGCGTCGTCATCATCAAGAATTGCTTCGGGTGAAGCGAACTCAGAACTATCGTAGTTACGATATCCTGCAACGTTCTTGATCTTCATCTTGAAATTTGCACCTTGCCAGAAGTCAAACGGATCAATCGCTTGCTCATCTTCATATTCAGGTTGCATGGCAGCAGTAATCTTATCAAAGATTTTCTTACCATACTTGAACAGAAATACCTTACCCTCATTTTGAGGATTAGCGGGATCCTTTACAACATAGATGTTGCTGATGTAAGACAGTTTACGCTTCTGCTTACGTGCTTGTTCCTTATCTGCTTCACTACCACTGTTCCAAAGAATGCGATTATGCTCTGAAACAGGATCTTTCTGACCAAGAGTAGTCAGACTATTCTCAATATACCAACCTCCAGGACCTTGGAAAGCATGAGACCATACTTTTGCCCAAGGCAATTCTTCACCTTGTGGTGCAGGTAAAAAACGGATTACTGCATAACCGTTACCTGCCTTATCTACTTCTGGTTTCCATACACGATCATCAGCACCACCAGTGGTGCTCTTATTCATTTTTTCAATCTCTGTTGTCAGTTTAGAAGTCAAACTGCCAAGGCGAGACTGTTTCTTGAGATCTGCGAAAGACATGAGATTTTTTTGTATTCTTAGGATTGGGTGGATGAAATCACCTGTCACATCATAACACGCTATTTATGGTGTGTCAAGTCGTTTTTGAAGACCTTCTAAGGTTCTCCTCATATTTTTAAAGATGATTGACATATCAACATCTTTAAACCCCATTGCTTCAGAAGTAATTCTGATTTTTTCTTTCATTTCCAATGCTTCTGGATCATCAGAAAGTGAAAGTCTTGTCCACATTACTTCTTGTTTGTCCAACAGTGTCTTTAGTTTTTCAATGTGAGTATTCTTTTCTATGTCTGAAAAGGAACTGAACTGAACTATTACCTCATAGAGTTCCTTTTGAATTCTGAAAATATCCTCCATTTCTCCGCGAATAATTTCAGACTGAAAAAACTTACTCATTAGTCTTCTCCGATAGTTGTTCCCTTAAGTATTGTTTGTACTTGCGAACATCAATATTTAGAAACGGTTGGTATTTCTTCAATTTTAAACTGATCGCTTCCCATATTGGGTCACTAAGTTTCTTATCTAAGTTATTTCCGAACAGGAATATCTTATCAAAAATAGTAATAGTCTCTATACTAATATTCCCGCTCAGGAATTTTTTTAAGATCGGTGGATGTTGCTTTGTAGTATCAAATAATTCATCTAAGTTGTATTCAGACAACAAATCTTCTGCCTGTTGTTTAAATTGATAAAACAAACTTTGTTGTCTTCCCTGCCAAGATGAATAAACACCTTCACCAGATCTAATAATCTCACCAATCCATAAAGCATCTGGATTATCACATGCTACAAAATTAGCAACAAAGAATGCTTTAATTTCATCATCATTATACTTCCTTGACATTTTTTCAAAGAAGTATCTGTCCTTCCTCTTATAAAAAGAGTTCAGACTTGCTCTAGACTTACCAGCGTATCTAAAGTAATCATAATTCTTCCTAGTAAAGTGTTGTTTGAATGCAAGATACTGTTTGTACGTATCAAATGGGCTCATAATTTTGTGGGTTGAACATATCGACAGTTTTTTTCTGCCCCTTCAATTGTATCTTAGCAGCAAACTCAATCTTTGGTTTGCTTGGGCACATATTACAAATCCAATGAGGTTCTGTAACTTCTTTAAAAGAATTTCTAAGATCTTCTTCACTACCATTAATACTTGTTGGTTTATATTCAAGATACTTCTGCCACTGAGGATCTTCTAATTGGTCTGTAGATACTAAAGATTCTCTCAGATATGCCACCATTGGACATTTCCATAAGTGTCCATTATATAACTGTGCATTTGCACAAGTACACCACTCAAAACTAGCATCTGGATTTCCATCTTCATGTGGATAATATTTTATTGATCCATCATCATTAAATTTATACTTCACAATGTCAAACCACATTCTTGGTTTACCATTTGGTTGAAGATATGCTTCACTAAGTTCAAATACATTATCAATATCTACGCCACGCTCAATAAGATACTGTGTAAATTCATATCCATTCTCCCAATCTTTTCTGCCAGATTGAGTATATGGTGGACGATGAAAAGTAAGTCTAAAGACTACGCCCTTTAGCATTTCATCAGCAATCCATTCTTTCTCCTGAAGAAGTCTAGAACCATTACTGAATAACTTTACATTACATGGTTGAGTTCCACGCTCACCATAACAAAGTTCTCTAACAATTCTTGTTACTTCTTTTGTTCTTGGTTCTAATAATGGTTCTCCACCAATAATACTAACGTGACTCCAAACATAAATTTTTGGGAGAATATTTTCAATATCCTCAATCAATTGATCAATATCGACAGAACTTTTTCCTGAAAGCAAACTACTATTATGATTACAACCTCTACAAGAAAGATTGCATCCGTTCATAGTATGAATACTAAGAAGTCTGGTTGTGGGTCTTTCCTTTTCTAATTCTGTAATTTGTTCTGGAGTTACTTGCTTAAAGTTATCGACCCAAAATCCTTTGAGACTTCTAACATAATCAACTTTTGCCGTCAGTTCCTTATCCATTATACAAAAAACTTAGCTCTAGATGTTCTTTTCAGATAATTTAGATTAGTAGCATTCCACTTTAGTTTTTCTTTTAGTGGTTTTGAAATAAGTTTTACAATTGATTCAATTTCAATATTATTTTGTTCACAGTAGAAGCAAATTGCTTCGATATAATTCATGTCAGCATTATCTTTAACAATATTCTCTATGTCATTAGTGAATTTATCTTGACACAGAAATTTGCTCTTTAGAATTGATTTGATTTCACTTTTGGTAGTCATTTAACTTATCCTCCACAAATTTTTGAATGTATTTGACTAGTTTTTCCATATAAAGTTTCTTATTATACTCTTCATATACCACAACTTCTCCATTTTCACAAGTCATAATGATGACAAGTTTTTTGACAGGTATATCTGTCAGTTCATAGAACATACATGCATACGCTGCTGCCTGAACAAAGTAATTCTCAATCCATTGCTTTGGTTTTGGTTTTTCAGCGGTTTTGAAGTCAATGATTGCAAGTTCTGGTTCTCCATTTTCTCCAGTAAACTCTGCAATACAGTCTACAGTACCAGCAACACCCAGCTCTTTACTATACAAAGATTTTTCAAGAGCATAGATATTATTTATGTTATTCAAGGCAGTTTTAGCTTGAGTAAATAACATCTTTGGTAGAGGATCCTCGAACAAAACTTCTTTGTTGAGTAAGAAGTTTTCAATTAGTTCGTGAGTTTTAGTTCCCCTAGTTGTTGAGCGTTTAGAAATACGATTTGCTTCTTCTTCACCAACTTTCGCTCGCCATTTAGAAAATATTTCTTTATTATAATGGGAGGTCACCGAGGTGATAGACACCATCGGATGATCCTCCACACTATAATATCTAACTCCATCAATAGTCTTCCTACTCAGAGCAGGAAGTTCAATATCAACATGTTGAAACATCAAAGACCTAAAGCAATTTTGTTCAGGATGTAACTCTTGACAAGTCCAGATCTTACGATATCTTCAGCACCAAATTCGATACTTTCAAATTCAGGCATCGCTTGAATAATTTTCATAAAATCTAGAATACCATTTCGTTCATTGGTTTTGATAAGGTCAGACTGCGATGCATCACCACAGAAATGGATCTTACAATTTTCACCAACTCTAGTAATTATACTATCTAATTCGTGAAAATTCAAGTTCTGGCATTCATCTACAATAACAATACAATCATCTAGTGTAGTACCACGAATGAAGCTTGTGGACCAGAACTTTACACTTTCTTGCGTCTTTAGATTTCCCCACAGCATTTCAAAGTCATTATCTGTAGGAAGTTCAAACATATACTTTACCATATTCTTATAAGGAATTTGATAAAGCGAAGATTTATCTTCATGATCTCCTGGAAGGAAACCGATTTCTCTTGTCGCAACTAATGATCTAACAACTACAACTCTATTATATGGTGTCAAAGGATTAAGTACTTCTTTCAATGCAAGATACATGGTAATAAAAGTTTTACCTGTACCTGCTGCACCATAAACAAAAAGATTTTTATCTTCTTTATATGCGTTAAAAACTTTTGTTTGGTTTTCTGTTAATGGTTCAATGTCAACCATCATGTCAACATTGAAAGGTTTTTTTCTTTGCATTTGTTTTGCTGATAGTCCAGCTCCTACTTGGGAAGAAGTTCTTTTTTTCCTTGAGGACATATTAGAAGTGCGTTGTTTTCTGAGGTTTTACTTTTGATCCTGGAACTTTACTAACTTTGTGGAGGACTTCATTCCATCCCCCATCAGTCCTACTGTAAGCATCACCAGTAGCACTTACCGCCGATGCAACTCCAGCAGACCAATCTTTATCCCATTCGGGATTGTCTTTTCTCCACTGATCATAATCAGCGATAGACATAACAAGTTCCTGTGTTTCCCCAGTTTCTAAATGTTTTACAGGATATACGGGCATAGTTATTTCAATTCGTAAATATTTATTGGGTGGTGATAACTTTTTTACTACTGTTGATTTGTAGTGCTGCACTAAACTTCAGTGGTCTAGCAGTACACATGTTACAAATCTGTTCTGGTTTGGTAGAGTTATTACAGAATTTTACCAGATCTTCATCATTACAGTCAACTGATAATCCATCGCCAATGAAAGGTTTCCAACAATCATCTTCTAATTGATCTGTAACATATAAAAGTTCTTTTAGAAACGCTGTATTAGGGCACTTCCACAATTTGCCATTGTACAATTGAGGATTTGGACATGAGCACATTTCAAAACTTTGTTTAATATTATTGTGCCCATATGGATAAACCTTTCCATTGGATTGTTTGATCGAATTAAACCAGCGATCTTTGCCATCATGGTGTTCTGTAACAAGAACCTTGGAACTTTTTATCTTCTTGATGTTATCAATTACCTCTGGAATGTGGATACTAACACGTAAAAACATACCAGGATAGGTTTCTAGATCCTCCTCTATCCAGCGTCTATTCTCTTCGTTCAAAAGGATACCATTGCTGTATAGATAAACCGTTTCATTATGCTTCAGACAAGCGTGTAGGATGTCTCTACAGCGTGGATTGAGTAAAGGTTCTCCACCAATAACTGAGACACGTTCTACGTCAATTCTAGGTAGGATCGTGTGGATATCCTGGATTAGTTTATCTGTATCAAGTTTACTTCCTGGTGCAAAATAGTTGCTGAAATGGTTGCATCCTTTGCAACTTAGATTGCATCCAATCGTAGCACTAATATCAAGAATTTTTAATTTTGGGATTGTAGTAAGCAAGATAAGCAGCTCCTATTGCAGTTCCACCATCATGTGCAGTTGGTTCAGCATATATTTTAATATCATTTGGTAACTGTTTACGAAGTTTATAATTAACAACGCAATTTAAAAAACATCCCCCAGATAGAACAAGATTTTTACACTTAGTTTTTTTAATTGCAAGATTTGCAAGTTCCAATGCTCGTTCTTCCCAAAGTGTTTGAATTGTATATGCTGCATCTTCCTTAGAAGATCCTGCAGTATTGTAAAGATCTACTTTTTTAGATCCATACGCTGCCAATCCCATCACCTTCCCAGCATCATCATATCCAAACCCACAAAATTTTGAAATTCCTTCAAATAATTTACCAATACCATTCTCTCCAGGTTCCCAATATTTTTTATGAACAGCCTTCCACTGAAATCTGTTTCCAGTTTTTGCATGAATAATAGTTTCAATCTCTACCGTATCTAAATGACTAGAACCATTATTGTCAACAACTATGCAAGCTGCCTCATCAAATCCAGAACTATAAAATCCACTAGCAGCGTGTGCAAGATGATGTGACTTCCTATAATCAATAAATTTAGCGTTTGGAAATGCT